AGAAGCGTGAAGTGCCAGCCGCATCTACGCCGGTGTCGTTCGTAAGCTCAATTAGGGCCACGTCGTCAGTCGCCGCAATGAACTCAATCCATGTGGCGCCGGTGTCGTTGTGCGTCTCGCCCTTATACATAGTGCCTGGGCGGATAATCATGTTGCCCTGCGTCTTAGGCAGCCAGTTTTTCATGACGTGCGCACTCAGCCGGGTACGGTCAAGGTCAACACGCGCGAGCGAGTTGTCCGAGATTAGACCACGGTTGAATGCGACAAAAGGTGTATTGCCGCGACCCATAAGGATTATCCTGTTAGTTTTGAACGTGAGCCCCGGTCACGCGTAGAGCCGGAGCGGCCTTGGCGTGCGGTCGTCCAAGACGACGGGGGAGCGAACTTGGGGTTGGCCTCGTCCATAGCGTCAACATTCTTGGCGTTGAGGCGCGCTTTGTTTCGGTCTATCTTTATATCTTTGGCCAGCTCGCGAGACTGCGTAAGCTTATAGCATGTGCGAAGGGCAAGCTCCAGCTCCACATAGCGAGTGAATAGCTGCGGCCAACGCGTAAGGTCCAAGCCAAGGCCGGTGTCATTAGAGACGTACCGGATGTAGAGAGGACTATAGTCGGCGCTCCAGAAATTAGAGTCGTCAAAGTAGTTAATCTCTGGGAACGTGAAATACTCGTCCTGGCTTACAGCCATAGTGCGAAGCCAATCGCTTGGCTTCGCAAACACTTCAGAGTAACCGAAGCCTGGGGTCACGCCGGTGTCCGACGTGGCCTTTATTGTTTCCATAGCGAAGTTCCAACTTGCGTTGGCCAAGCACTCCTCCACAACGCCGTCGAAAACGCGCCCAAGTGTGCGCGCTGCCGTAACAGTTTCACCTGTATCAGAGACAGGCTTATGCCCCAGCTCGATTAGAGCGTTATTGAACAGTGCAAGTTTAGTCGCCATGTTAGTGGTCCCACTTCTCCAGCCAATCCTTCACCGATTGGAGGCGCTTCATTTCCTTTGCAGAGGCTACAGTAGCGCCGTCTGCAATTCGTATGATGTCATAACCGGACATGGTATCGTTCCAAATCCACTTGAACTTTTCGCTGGAAACCTCGTCCTCCTGAACACCCAGCTTTGCGAATAGAACTTCCTGGGTATATAAACCGAGAACTGAAATTTCAGTGACATATAGCTGCGCAAAGAACCTGTGGTCCTTAGTGCGGATATGGAGGATGGACCCGGTAAAATCTCCGTGCCTCTTTAATAGCTCGACAACCGTAACCCAATACGAGGGAGTACAGCACATCTCGTAAGTGTGCTCCGGCGGCAAGAAGTATTCAATTTGCGCTGCCTTGTGGCCAGCGGGGTCAAGGCCAACGTGTGATAGCTTGGCCTGATAAGTTTTCTTCCGGTCCAGTTTCATGTCCACCGGCGCCTTAACTGGCTTTGCCGGGGGAGTAACTGTCCGAATATCTCGCGCCTGCTTTACAGCCTTCTCAGTAGGCTGAATAGTTTCCGCCTTCATTTATACCTCCAAAGGGAAAAGGGAGGAGCAGTATTGCTCCCCCCTCAACGTGGTTGGGCTTAGATGCCCGTGTCACGCTTCCACGAGCCCTGAGTAGCGCCCGTGTCTTGAACGACAGCCATCAAGCCCGAAAGAAGGAGCTTGGAGCTGGCATTGTAAATGGTGACATGGTCACCAGTGTCTACGCCGCGGTCCTTGGCATCGGTAAACCAACCAACACCCATGTACCCAGCGACAGACTCTCCACCCGTATCATAGTAGTGCCACTCTTGGTGAGCAGCAATACCCTGAGAAACGAGGGAGAACTTGGATTTATCGTAACCCATAAGAGTGTCTCCCTATTAGATGGCTGAAGCGTCATGCAAGAACTGCACGATGCCGGTCTGCTGAAGCATCACGGCACCCGTGAATGACGAACAACGAGCGTAGGAATAGTCCTGCTCATCGTCGTATCCAATAGCCGTATTTAGACCCTCGCCCGAGTCGAACGCGGAGCCGACGGCATCGCGATGGAAGAAGTAACACTTCTCGCTCGCTGTACCAACTCCGGTCAAATTCGGATGGAAAATCCAGTTAAATCCAGCCCAGCGCATAACGCGACGAGCAGGCCCGTTCAAGAATTTCATCTCAACGTAGTCTACTGAGGAGAACTCAGCAATCTGCATGAGATAACCGCGAACGGCGGGGGTTGCAACTGCCCACATTTTGTCGGCATCTTCAGTCGCAACTTCATTCTCGCCAAGCGTGGTCATGGCCTTTGCTGCAATAGCAAGGGTCATAACGGCAGCCGCGCCGAGGTTGTTGGTTGCGGTGTCGAGAACAGACACGATGTCAGCGTCAATGCGACGGTTCAGTACCTTGCGGCACGTCTCCTGCATCAGGCGACGCTGGTCGCCCTGGCTCTGGAAAATGTTGAAGCGTGACTTGCGAACAAGGTCATGCCATTCAACAAGGGTAGCGGTGTTCTGAGTAAGAGAGTCAGCACGCGCGGGAATCAAACCATTGATTCCGCGAGTAACTGCTGCTGCTCCACCCGAGCCACCGACGAGGAATGTAGCCTGATTGCCCTTGATGACTGCTTCGTTAACAGTCGTCTGGCGCAACCATGACATACCTTCTTCAAATTCACTTACCAGCTCCTGCCGGTATTGAATTTGTGGGGCTGACTCAGCCATGAGTCTGCTCCTTTCGGTTTCTGGTTAGAATACTGCTTCGCGGGTTATCCAACGTCACTGTAAGGGGCCTTGCGGGTTGTCCTTGGCGTGGGGTATGGAGCCGTCTAGGCAGTGGGGTTTAGGTGAAGCTACTCAAGCGCCATCGCTGGGTTGACTATCGTTGCTTCGGTATAAAGACGAAAGGCTATTAGCCCTTTGCCTTTAATCTTTCGCGGACGCTGAGTAGTTCAGCATAGCGACCGGCGTGGTTTTTGAAATACTCACGCTTGTCTGTCCGCATAATCTTTTCAATCTCAGCAATCTCATCGGTGAGTGATTTGGGGCTCCCGAGTCCATCGGGTAGTGTGGATGCCGCTGGGTTCACGTCACCTGCAAGATTTGCAAGCCACCGGACAACATCAGGGTCATTACCCACAAGAGAACCGTCACTAAGCCTACCCCCAATGAGACGAGAGTATAAAGAGTCGCCGTTACTAACGTCCGCGCCACCCGGCGCCGCTGCAAACAAACTGGCAATGCCGGCAGTCTTACGTTTATATGCCGCTCCATACTCTTCCTTTAGCTCCTCGATAGACGCGTTCTTTTGCTGGTCGTCCATGTCGTCTTGCTCTGCGGCAGCGTTCTCCTGCTGCATGTAGTACCAGCCCATAGCCTTATTCATGACTTCCTGGCTAGCGCCGGCCTCGTGCATCTCGGAGGCGAAAGCTCCGGCAATTTCGGCATCCTGTTCGCCGAGCGTCATGTCGTGCGGCAACACAAGGTTTTCGATGTAGTCTGCTGGCTTGTCTGGAACACCCAGTGCCTTATGGTACGCCTTAACCTCGTCTTCGGTCGCCTTCGCGCCGGGCTTGAAGATGGCCTTGTTGGAGCTTATCTTGGACTCCGCCTCGCGGTAGTTACCGTAGATAGCCGCCGGGTCCGTGACGCGCTGAAGGCGTTTAAGCTCGCGCTCGTATGCCTTTTCGTTGCCAGCGGAGGCGTGCTTTGCAACTTGCTCACGCCAGTCCTTTGGCCAATAGTCAGCCTTCTCTTCAGACTTTTCCTCGGACTTCTGTTGTGCATCTTCCTTTACTTCTTCGGTTTTCTGCCCAACGTCTTTAGTCTCAGTAGTAGTCTCTTGGACTTCCGTCTCTGTTTCGGTCGTTTCGACTACTTCGGTTTCGGTCGCCTCTGCCTCTGCCATCATCTTCTCTAAAGTCCCTGCTCTCTGTGAAAACTTCTTGCGACAATTTCATTAACTTGATAACCGCAAGCCCTACTGACCGCCGCCCTAGCATGTAGTTTACTACGCTGGGGTCGCCCGGTCGAAATGGCTCGTCATATACTGCGCAAGCCTGCTCTACAATCCACCGCAACGCGCGTTGCTGTTGCTGTGGGCTAGCATCTCCCTCGGCTAGTGCCTGGACAGCGCGAACGTCGTCCTGCACATACGCCGGAGGATGCCAATACTCTTTAGGTTTCTGCACCCGCCTTCTTTACCTCCTGCATTCCTTTTCCGCCCTGCTCTGCCGCTGCGCCTAGCATTTGCGCCTGCATAAGCTCCTCCGCCTGCTGACGCTTCTGCGCCATCATCTCTGCCGCTTCTGCGACCTTCTCCTCTGGATTAAACCATTTCGCCTTCCACCCGGCAGCCTTCATGGCGTCGCGCGTGGCCGTGGTCATGTCCGCATTCTCAAGCTGCTCCGGTGCAAGCTCTGCAAGCGGTGCAAGAATGTTGTTTACGACTGCGAGGTATTTCTCGGTGTCGCCCTGGTCTGCCATCTCGCTAAGAGGCGAGTTGAACGAGAACTTGATTTCCTTGTCAGATAGACTTTCTGGCATTCGGTCGAGGGGAAACGCGCCGTGGTCCATCAACAGGTTGAACACGCCGTCCATAAGGGGCGCGCTATACTCTTGCTCGATAGGTTCAAAGATAGGAGCCGACGAACGGATGTGCTCGCTGATGCGTGTCTGCACCTCGAACGCCGTCATTTCCTTTGTGTCGAACGCAGGAAGCTGTATCTTATCGAGGAAGAATCCCTTCTCGATGTCTTCCTTTAGAGAGGCAGCAATATCAAAGCCAATAGGCATTCCGCCGCGGTCCTGAGTAATCGGCCGAAGAACCTCGCCAAGACGCTCATCATATTCCATGTCCGCTGTGGTGATGCCACCGGGATAAGACGCGATGTCGCCACGGATGGCATCTGCTATGGCAATCATCGGGGGCTCGACGTATTTCTCACCCGCTTGGCGTATCGTGCGGACCACGGACTGAACGGTGCGACCGTCCGGCAAAAGGACCATAGTAGCCATTGACACGCCGTAAGCTGACCCACTCATTGTTTGCCAGCGCGGGACAACGTAGGGGAAATAGTTGAGTCCCTGCTCCTCAAGTATAGTCTCCGTCTCTACCTCAATAACGATAGAAACATAATCGTACTCCTTGCCGCCCGACGTAGCGTAGTGATAGAGCGCGCCGGGAACAACGATGTGACGAACCTCGAACTTCTTGTGCGGCTCCTTATCGCAAGACTTGGCGACCGTAGCGGACACCTTGCTGCCGAACATCTCTTTAAGCTGCCACGCGGTTGGCTTCCACTTGCGATGCAATTGGTCAACCGTTCCCTCATAGCCCTCTGCCCACGCGCAATCGCGTAGGTGGAAGTTTCTAAAGAGTAGCGAGTCTGCGTTGGCGTTTAGGCCAAACCAGATGACTGCGTTGCCGAACGTAACAAAATCATGGTCGCCCTGCTTAGTGGCGCGAGTGAACTGAGCTTTGGGCTCATAGACAGCCCTCCACTGTATCTCACTCATCATCTCAAGAAACTGTGCTTCGTCTGAATTAACAGGAAAGGCAGAGTCGTTGGTATGAATGGAGAACCACTTTTTTGCACGCGGCCGTAGAGACGATGCAACAAGGTTGCCAAGCTCGCGCCGCGCGAGTATCGGAGCCGACGAATACAAGTGGTCCGCGTACTCTTCGCCCTCGTAACGCGTGGAAGTAAAGTCCGCACGTTCGGGGTAAAAGTTTAGAGCCAACTCTTCCCAGAGGCTATCAATCTGTTCTTTGTCTCCGAACAGTTTGTTGCCTATGCGGAGTAGCTCTTTGACTCGAGCATCAGCCATAGTTTTAATCCTTAGCCTTTGGTGCCTGGGTAGTCATTACCGCTGGAGCCACCAAGCGACTGCTTTGTAATGCGACCTGCCGTGCTATCGGACAGCAACGTGGACCGGCGGCCCTTACGGTCTGAGGCTCTGGCACGACGCGCGCGCTCCTCAATCTTGGGGTCTGTCTCCGTTGGCATCCGAGGCGTCGGAGGCAACTTGGGAGTCTTCATCTTAGGCATCGGGGGCATCTTCGGCCCACTCAGTAAACCACCCATGTCAGCGTTTCCTTTTTGTCTTAGGCTGTGAACGTATGTTTTTAATGTTTGTGCGTCTTGATGCTTCAAAAAGGCGTCGCGTCATCACCGCTTGGCCCTCGGCTAAACACATAACAATTGCGTCGCCTACGTCCGGCGAGCGACCCAACCGCTTGCGTATGTCCTTTTTGGCCTCTACCTGAATACCGTTTTGACCCAGCGTCCACTTGGGCGCGCAGAGGTCGGCTATAACTTCTGGTCCGGGGGGGAGAGCAACTTGGCACCCGCCCTCTTGGTCGGGGTCAAGCTCCTCGCGCAACCTCCACCACGACTCTGCCCGCTTGTTGTAGAACGAGAGGGCCTTGTCTCGTGTGCGCGTCGTAGACTTGTTGGCACCGTTGTACGGATGCGCCTTAATGCCGTTGTCCTTCAACCTCAGAAGGACTGCACCACCGTAGCCGCCGCCGACGTCGAGAATAACCGAGGCATCGTGACGCCTGTTCTCCACTATCTTGGCTGCTGCGCGGCTGCCGTCGGAAGTTTCCTTGCCCTTAGTCTTCATGGGCTCCGCAATCCAAGCGCCGTGCCGGTAGATGATAACCTCTGCGTCCGCGCCGCCACCGGCGGGGTCCATAGCCATCGCGGTCATGGTAGTGTCTTTCCACCCGTCTGGCTTCCAGCGCGCCTGCGCCTGCGTTACCCACGCACTAGGGCACACTTGGTCTTCGGCGTCCTCTTGGCCTACGTCCCACTCGCCCATCATGTAAGCGCGGCGCTCGCGGTCCTGCATACCTGCAAGCTGCGCGAGGTAGTTCGTGTCTTTAAGAAACGGGTTATCGTTCAGGGTTGCCGGTATAAAAGTTCGTGACTTACCGGGTATCATCATCCCTTCAATTTCGTGGGGTCCGGGTCCGTCCACCAGGGTGTCTTCGCCGCCCACTGTTGTGAAGTATAGGAGTTCGCCGGGCTTGACTCTGCCGTACAACCTATGAGTCTTATCAAGCCACGGAGCCCAGTAGTTGAGAACCCACAAGCCTTCAGGCCGCGTTGGGGGGTTTCCAGCACAAACAATACGGCATCGCTGCCCAGGAGTTGCTGACCTGTTCCAACCGATGATGAAGCGATACTGTGACTCTTCAAAGTCCGAGATTTCATCAAAGAATATAAGGTCGTGCGGATTGCCTTTATACTTTTGTTTGTCGTCTTCATGCTGACAGCCACCCACGTCTATGGTGCGCTCGTCCATGCGGAACACCATGTCTTGCGCATTGAAGTTCTGGCGCCCGCCGAGTATCATCGTATAGCGGTCAACGATAGACTGCGACTGCTTATGGGTACGTCGCAAACATAGAGAACGCTCGTGCTTAGTGAGCGAAAGCCCTATGCCCAGGTCGGTCTTCCCTCCGCCTGCCTGCCCGCCGTAGAACAGTTCGTCTGCTGGCGAGGTAAACGCAAGCTGCTGTGGACCCTGCGTGGGTATCCACACCGCTGAGTTCTCAACTACGCCACCAAAAAGTTCTCTCTTCTTTTCTGGAGATAGTTTGCCGAGTAGTACCTTCAGCGCGTCTACGTCAAGACTCGTTAGGGGTTGGTTCTCGTTGTCCACACATTGCCTCAAAGTCATCTAATATGCGCTTGATGTCCTCGCGAGGAACATTTTTCTCCGCGAACCACTCAACGCCCCAAGCTGGAGCCCACGCTTCTTTGTCTGTTAGCTGCCAAACGTAAGCCGCCGGAAGGCAAAGCGCGAGTGCGCAAGCCAGCCGGTGCGTGCCATTCAGTAGCTCGCCGTGCTTATCAATAGGTATAGGGTGCTGGGGCAGGTATCCCTGAACCGCCATAGATTCAAACAATACCTTGCTGGCATCTACCCAATGGTCTAGCTTTAGTTTCCAGCCGTCAGTAGGCGTGCCATCCAACATGCGACTGCCGTTTCGCAGGGCTATCGTCCCTCTGTACGTTCTTTCTGAATCCGGGTCCGAGCCAGAAATGAGGTGTTTGAAGAACCTCCACTTCACAGCTACGTCCAGACGCCTCCGGCTCAAAAGGCTCACGCAAGGAAAAAGCTCTAATTTCTTCTCTTGCATCGCCGATGGATTGTTCGGTAGAAACTTCCAAGACTGGAACGCCTCTGGCATTTAGTACCTCAATCGCCCTTTCAATGGCGGGCTGCATCAATGCAACCATGTGGGCGCGGTCTTCGTGCGCCGTTTCCTTAACCAGCTTACGCGCGTGGTTGCGACGCTCGACTTCATCCTGGGGACACCGCGTAACTGCTACCCCAATACTAACGGGCATAAGCTGAAAGTAGGGCTCCAATTCATCCATTGAAATGCCCATGTCCTGCATACGCCAGCCGAAGCCTAGGCCACGCTGCGCCAAACAGGTTTGCAGATAAGGCCCCGGCATGGTGCTACGCGCTACTGTGGATATTTTTCTGACTGAGCGATTTACCATTCGCACCGCTGCCGGGAAGGTTCCATGTGATGAAATCATGTGGAACAGTCTGTTAAGCTCGTTTAAGAACGGCTCCCACGTCTGAGGTGGAAGCCTGTTCTCGATTGGCAGGGCATGTGGACCCCAGAAGTGGTCACATATCGTGCTCTTGCCGGACCCAGGCGGGCCGCATACATCAAGCCAGTTCATGCGGCCGGACCCAGACAGATAATGCGATAGGCTTCCTCGTAGCCTGCGACGTCTTCATGAATCTCCCAGCCGGGCTGTATGCACGCCTTAATGAGGTCGTAGGACACAGCGTTTGGATGGTCCTTTACGCGGGCCGTGAATATGACTTTGGAGCGAGACACGCGTTGGAGTTCGTGTAAGAGCGCCTGAATCCCATCCGAACCATACTGACCCATAACCCAGCGAGTAAAGCGGATTGACAATGCGCAATCAACTGAGCTTTCCTCAAGCCCGAGGCCGTTCTCAATAATGTTTGCAACGCGCCATCCCCACATCTTTTCGCCGTCTACTTCTTCAACAGGCTTTTTAATTTTGCTTCCAGCCTCGCGGAGCATATCGGGGGAAATATCAACTCCTCTAACCACGAACCTTTTGCTTTCGTAATAAGGGAAGAATCGACCTGTACCGCAAGGAGCGTCCACAATCCAACTTCCGGCAGGAAAATCGGATAACATGCGCTCAATAATTTCTTGCTCGACTGTCCACTTTGGTTGCTGGAGTCGTTTTGCGTCATAGCCTGTAGCAACCTCTCCGAAGTATTTCTGCGATGGTAGCCCAGAGCCATTGGGCTCGTGCTTCTGTATTATAGCGTGCGGTATCGTGTTGGGGTCCAGCTTTCCGGCCTTTGCCAACTCAAGCTCTTGGGGAGTAAGCTTGCTTGCGTCTACCTCAATCGCGTCCGGTCGCGTAGTCTGATTAGTGCGCGGGTCGAACCTTAGTCCAGTTTCAATATACTTCAATGCCGCCTCCAGCGTGTTAGTCGTTGAGCTTCGGTGTGTTGTCTTCAACCACGGTTCCCGCGTGGCGCTTCTTCTGGCGCGCTGCGATGGCAGCGGTTATCTTGGCCTTCTCCCTCTTGCGCTCTGCCTTTGACTTTGAGCTTTTCGCTCGGCGCGACTTGTCGCTGGGCAGTTTGGTGTCCTTCTTGGCCATTAGTCCTTATCCTTCCGGGTCTTCTCCGCAACCTTACTGAGCCCCTCAACAAGCGTCTTGCGCTTTTTGCGCGCGTCGCCCTGCATCCTCTTGCCTTTGCCCTGCTTTTCCCTTTTGGACTTTCGCATACCCTCAAGGTCGGTGCGTGGCCCGCCAATATCCCCAGGATTGGCGTCGGGGTCATCAACGTACTTTCCTGTCTCGGTCTTTTCGTCCCATTGCCATTTCTTAGCGCCCATTGTGATAGTGCTCCTTTATCCAAGCAAATTCGTTTTGGACCTCCTCATTCCAAGGCGCTCTGGCACCCGGCGTGGAAACGAGGCACGCGTTATCGGGAAGTGTTTCATAAATACCAGCCCCGCGTAGGCGACCAAGGCCGTAGACGCCATCTGCATCCGTAAACTTCGCCGTTTCTTTCCACGAAAGCCTTTCCGAAATCCAGGCTTGTTCTCTACCCCCAAAACGCCAATTGACCCAACGCGGCGTGGTCGCGGGGTCGAAGTCGTTATATAGCTCGGGTCGGGCTCCGGGCGTAAATAGCTGCACGCTCGATTGAAAATACGCCCTCTGGGGTGCCGGAAAGTTCGGATTCTTCCAGATGATGAAGTCTTCTGTGCGGGATACGAGTTTATCCAAGCTTCCCGTAACAACCATGTCGAGGTCGAGCGATAGTATTCTATCTGTGCCAAGTTCATCTCCATAATGCGGTGCGTGCTGCGCCAGCCTGCAAAAGACTGTGCCGGGGATGTGCTTGGAAAAATCTACCGGGAAACACTCTACGCCATCAATGTT